GGCCGCTGCTGCCACCGCAACTCAGCAAGTTACCGGTCAAGCACAAGCCATGCAACAAGCCCAGCAAAATGCTCAGATGGATCCGATAGTCGAGTTGAAGAAAGAAGAAATTGCTCAAAGAGCTCAGGGCGATGCTTTACGTGCTCAGGTTGATCAGGCTAAAATAGAATCACAAGAAGCTATAGCAGAAATGAAAGTCGCACAAGATAGAGAAGAGGCCTTACTAAAAGCTCAAGGCGATTTGACTAAAACCTATAACCAGATATTGAAAGATGTACGAACATCCGATACAAACACTAAAGGTGACTAAATGAAAGACTCAACTAAGTACAAAAAAGTAACCCTCCCCGCGCCTAACAGAATTAATTTAGCTAAACCCGTTAAAGGCACCACGGTATTGAATGCCACGAGCAGCAGCGTTTTTGGCGAAGGACAAAAGACCGTTCAGGGTAAGGGCGCAGCCACCCGAGGCACTAAATACAACGTAAGTTCTAGTGGAGCTCGATAAACTAAGTGAGTAATTCTCCGGATGCCTTTGTGTACAACGCTCTACTTGAAAGAATTGTAGACGGAGATACTTTTGACTGTACACTAGATCTAGGTTTTGACGTTAAGCTACACAAACAAAGGGTACGTCTAGCAGGCATAGACACACCTGAATCTAGAATCAACACAAAAAGATACCCAGAAAGAGCTCAAGAAAAAATTATGGGCAAAGCTGCAAAAGAAAGATTAAAAGAACTTTGCGCAGGAAAGTTTAAGCTTAAATCTTTAGGAAAAGGGAAATACGGAAGAATTTTAGGTGTCCCGTACACAGAAGACGGAAATGATATTTGTCAAAAACTGATCTCCGAAGGTCATGCCGTTGAGTACTGGGGCGGAAAGAAAACAAAAATCTGGAGGTGATAAAATGCCAGGAATGAATGAAAGAAAAAGATGGATGCGTGGCGAAAGCAACACCGCTCGTGGTGATTACGGTAAAGAATCCTACGCCGGTGGTGGAAAAGTTATGAAGAAAAAGTACAAAAAGGGTGGCGAAGCAGAAGGTCAAAAAGGACGGAAGTACCATGCCTAAAAGTCAATATTCCTCAAAACAGAAAAAATTAGCAGCAGTCGCCGAACCGAGAGACAAGATAACTGGCGCGGATTTGAAAAAAGTAAGAAAAGGCATGAAAAAAGGTGGCGAAGCCAAACCTGGACTTTGGGCAAATATCCACGCTAAACGTAAGCGTATCGCAGCAGGAAGCGGTGAGCGTATGCGTAAAAAAGGCGACAAAGGCGCACCAACTGCTGCACAGATGAAAGCAGCTCAAGGTAAAGCTATGGGTGGCGAAATCCAAAGTTTTAAAATAGGTGGAGCAGTTAAGTCAGGTATGCATAGAGGCTGTGGAGCAGTAATGCCTAATAGACGTAAAAAAACTAAATACACATAATGGCAGAATACGCAGGAAAAACAGTAACACTTAACAGACCAAGAGCAATCCGTAAAGGTGAGCCTGGGTATGGTAAGAAACGCAAAGTTGTATTTGTTTCTAAATGTAGTAGTGGGGGTAATAAGGTTAAAAGAATCACTTTTGGTGATAAAAAACTAGGTAAACACCCAGGAGACAAAAGCAGAAAGAAAAGTTATTGTGCTCGTAGCGGTGGAATAAAAGGAACAACGAATAGGTGTAGTGCTAACTATTGGGCACGCAGAGATTGGAACTGCTAGAATGGACCCTATTTATTTAGTAGAAAAAACTTTAAAGGAACTTCGTAAAAGGCAAGAAGACCTAACCGAAGTGTTAAGAACCGGCGGAGTTTCCGATTGGGAGGGTTATCAAAGAGTTCTTGGTGAGTTGTCAGGTCTAAGCTCCGCCGAGAGAATTATAATAGACCTGCAAAACATTAAGGAGCAGAACGATGTCCGTTGATGCACAAAAAGTAGAAGAAACCGAAAGTCACCAAATACCCGACCATATTGAAATGGTCCGGGAAACACAACCCACTAAAGTAGAGTTCACACCAGAAACAGTTAAAGAGGATGAATCTCTTATAGAGAAACTTCCCAACCCCACAGGTTATAGAATAATGATACTGCCGTTTAGTCAAAAAGCAACCACTAAAGGAGGAATCGTTTTAGCTGATTCTTACCTTGAGAAAGAAAGACTAGGCACGAATGTTGGTTTCGTAGTATCATTGGGACCAGATGCTTACAAAGATAAAAATAAATTTCCGAATGGCGCATGGTGCCAAGAAAGAGATTGGGTTATTTTTGGAAGATACGCAGGAGCCCGAATCAAAATAGATGGAGGCGACTTGCGCTTATTAAACGATGACGAAGTACTGGCTGTGGTGAATAACCCAGAAAGTGTACAATAGTCACGCAAATATAGGAGAAAATCATGGCAGACCCCATGCAGGAACAACTATCGTTAGATGAAAACGTAGAAGAGTCCATAGTAGTAGAATTAGATCAAGTATCGGAAGATGAAACAACAGAAGAACAACCTGTTCAAGAAACCGCTGAAAATGAACAATCTGACGAACAAGAGATTGAAAATTACAGCGAATCTGTTAAAAAACGGATAAATAAGCTCACCTACAAAATTCGTGAAGCAGAACGAAGAGAAGCTGCTGCCGTTGAGTATGCACAAGGTGTTCAACAAAAATTAAACAGTACTCAAGCAAACCTTTCACAAAAAGATAAAAACCTATATGATGAATACAGTGCTAGAGTAGAAAGTCAGCTTGCTTCTGCTGAAGATCGTTATAGAAAAGCACACGATCTCGGAGAAACAGAAGAAATGCTGAGTGCCCAAAAGGATGTGGCAAAGCTTGCTGTAGAACTTGAAAGCTTGAATAGGGTAAAACCTCAAGCTCAAGAGACTACAGAACAACCAGTTGCTCAACAACCAGTTGCTCAACAACCAGTTGCTCAACAGCCGGTTGCTCAACAGCCGGTTGCTCAACAACCGCAAGCTAACCCTGATCCTAAAGCTCAGGCTTGGGCAGAAAAGAACGAATGGTTCGGAAACGATTTGGCTATGACAACAACTGCTTTTGCTTTTCATAGACAACTAGTCGAGTCCGAAGGTTTTGATCCACAGAGCGATGATTATTATCAGGAAGTGGATCGTAGGATGGCGGAGTCTTTCCCCCATAAATTTAATGGTGGAGGGGAAGTCACCCAAGTAAATAACGTTCAAGAGAATGTTGCTAACTCAAGCCGAGGGGCAAGAGGCAGAACAGGAAAAGGACGCACAGTCAAGTTGTCGCCAAGTCAAGTTGCAATAGCAAAAAGACTCGGAGTTCCACTTGAAGAATACGCTAAACACGTTAAGTAAAAGGAGATAAAAATGGTAGATAAACAGGATACCACTACAGATCGGGCTCCAAGATCTGCAGATAGTCGCGCAAAAGATGCTCGCCCAAAACCATGGCAACCACCGTCTTTATTAGACGCACCAACGCCCCCACCCGGATATGCTTATAGGTGGCTACGAGAATCAATGGTCGGAGTAGAAGATAAAGCGAATATGTCAAAACGTATTCGCGAAGGATGGGAACCCGTTAGAGGGGAAGAACATCCGGACTTTGAAGCTCCAACAGTTGATGAAGGTAGACACGCAGGAGTAATCGGAGTAGGTGGGTTGATACTCGCAAAGATGCCAATCGAAACCGTCGAACAAAGACGTGCATATTATAATCAAATGGCTTCAGACCAGATGGAGGCAGTCGATTCTAATCTAATGCGAGAAAGTGACGGCAGAATGCCTATTAGCGAACCTAATAGGAGAACCCAAGTCACTTTTGGTAAAGGTGGCGATTCTTAGGAATCGTTAAATTTATTTTTTAATTTAATGAAAGGTGAACTAAAATGGCGAATGTAAATGACCCAAATGGTTTCACACCTGCTTATCATATGACTGGTGGTACCATAAGACCTTCTGAGTTTGCGATCGCGAGTGCGACTAATGCATCTATCTTTTCAGGTGATGTTGTTAATCTATCCAGTGGTTATGTAATTCAGGGGACTGCTACAGGTACTCCTCTAGGCGTATTTTACGGTGTGGAATATCAAAAGTCCGACGGCTCCGTTGTCTTTTCGAAGATGTGGACCGCCGATACGGCAACACTAGGTTCTGCGGATGCAAAGGCATACGTTTACGCTGATCCGGATATTGTGTACGAGGCGCAGGGTTCTGCAACTCCTACACAAGCAACGGTTGGTACAACGAATACCATAACCACAACCGCAGGTGACACAAACACAGGTCGATCCAAAGAAGCTGTTACTGCAACAACTTCTAGTGGAATTGCTTTAGTACACGGGTTTGTAGGAAGACCCGATAACTCTATTGGGCAATACGCTAGAATGTATGTTTCATTCCCAGCCTCTGTATTCGGCAACAGCTAAAAGGTGAATAATAATGGCTATTAATAGAGCGCAATTAGTAAAGGAACTCGAGCCAGGACTGAATGCACTTTTTGGTCTCGAGTACAATCGATACGAGAATGAGCACTCTGAAATTTT